GAGTTCGTCATTGACGAGTGCTTGAGCACGTTGCAATCGTAGTTCTGGGTCCACTTCTAATACGACATTTTTCGGGAAGTCTTTTTTCGGTTTCCCGTAAACTTAGAAGCCCATTTTTTGGCTTGGTCCAATCTCTTAAATATCCTGGTCTGCCCACCATAAGTTGCTTTGTAGGTCCCATCTGCCATTTTCATAATTGGCATTACGTTGCTCCTATCGCGACTGCGCGTTTCTGTTCGTCTTCGAGTTTGAGTTCGGCCATTTTTAACTGCGCATCAACTTGGGCTTCAGCAGCATCTTGCTGAAGTTTTTGTGCCTTCAGTTGTAGTTCGCCTTGTTTGATTTTCAGCTCCTCACCCTTGATCTGTACTTCCGCTTGCTTCAACTGGTCTTCTGGAGTTGGTTGCGGTTGCTGTGGTGGGATCTGAGAGGGGTCCGTTAGGAAATCTTGGTAATTAGCGAAGCCCATCGACTTGACGAGCTCTTTTGCCATCTCGTACATGTTTTGCTCGTTGACGATACGTAAGCCGCCTGCCATTGCCTGACTTGCGAACTGAATCAGCTGGGAAAGCATGGCCATCTGTTGGTCTTTTGAACCAAAGCCGATACCGGTAGAAACGGTGCAATCCGTTTTGTCTTTCCACATAGATGGATTGACCGGAATCCATTGCCCACGGAGTTTTACGACTTTCTCCCGGTCCTGGTGCTTTAGTAGAAGCATGTAGATCGTGCGGCAAAGGTCTTTGATGCCGGTTTCGGCAAAATTGCGTGCAATCAATTCGACGCGGGACTGTGCCGCGTTCATTACTTGATTTACGGCAGTCGCAGTGGTGTGGCTCGTTAAAGCGTTTTCATTAAGGCCCTGCGACATCTTGGAAACACCGGCTCGGCTTTCGCGGATGCCGTCCAGATACTCCAGCATCTGGAATGAATATGGCTCAAGGGTCGGTGTGGCCAGTGGCATGACGGCGTTGGGGCTTTTTACGCGAACTACCCCGCCCGGTCTTTGTGTGAGCAAATCGTCCAACTGAACTTGGCCCTCTAGAACTGCGTAGCGACCGAAGTTCTGGTTGTAAGCGTTGTCCATTAAATTGCGCATCAAAACGGACTTAATTTTTTGAAGTTCCATCGTGATGTCGGCTATGGACAAGCCGAAGAATTTGCCAACCATTCGGATTGGCGTAATCGATACGAAAGGAATCGTGTCAACTGCTTCGTTTTCGAGGATCGTTTTTCCGATGCTGATAACTTTTCTAATCTGCGCCAGACCGGTGCCGTCGAAGTCGGTTCGGATGTAACTCTCGTAAACCCAGAACTCCTGCATCGACTCGTCATCGGTGTAGAGGCTGTCACTACTTCCGAACGAGAAATCATCACTTGAATCGAAACGGTATCGGGCTTGGCGTTCTCCGGAGAAGGTGTCTTTGTCAGTGGCACCCGCACGTATTTCATCGAGATCAATATCGAAGCCTTGCTCGCGTAATTCCGTGACTGTTTTGCGAACCCGGTGACAGACGAAGTGGGAATCTTGGATGGTCTTGGTCATCCGGGCGACCAGGATCTCGTCGGGTGGCACGGATTCGATGTGGACCTGCCCTTCTGAGTTATCGCGGTGGATAACGACGTCATGCAGGGTCGAAATCTGGCCTTCCATCTCTTCGTCGTTGGCCGTGTGCTCAATGACTTCTATGCTGTCATCAGAGATCAACGCATCGAGCTCAATGTCGCTTAAACCGGAATACTCCTCTCGATCGATCTTCTCGCTTTCGTCCCACCAGACTTTGATGAATCCGACTTTCTGAAGCAGTGCAGACTTGCAGAAATCGTAAATTACGGACCAGCCGTCGTTCTCTTTCATGAGAACGTGGTTCACGTAACTACTTGCTTGTTGTGCTACTTCTGAATCTTCGGGGCCTACTGGGTTAAATGTGCAGACTTCGTCACCTGAAGCGAACACGCGCATGAGTGATGGCATCAGCCATTCGACAGTGTCTTGAACGGTGGAGTCGACAAATTGCGAACGCCCTTCGACTTCGTTGCCAAACGGTAGGCCGTAGTAATACTCCATCGCCTTTTCGCGTTGTTCGCTGATACCGTCGTCATAACCAAGAGCATCGGTGACGTGCTGATCAATTAGGGAGATCAGTTCTTCGTCGGTCATTTTTTCTGTTTTTGCCATCTAATGTCTTTCCAAAATCTTTATTCGATCCAACAAGTCTTCGTCGGAAATAACAAAATTGCGGGTACGTTTGCCTTCAAGCCATGCCCTTGCTTCCGACTCTTTGGTGAACAACGGTAGATCGGTATCCATGTAGCCACTCTTTTTGTCAAAAAATCCCCATGAAGGTTGCCCAGCCAACTTTCCAATCTCATGTGTCTTCGGTGTCACCTTCAGAAATTGACGACTTTGCTGGTCGAGGTATTTGATGCCTGGAATACCGCTCGAATTAAGAACTTTAGAAGCCCGTTTTTGTCCCAATTTGCGGCCCATCACTTCAACTAAAGTACCGCCATCGGCTGTGTTTGCTACACCATATTTATGGGCGAGCCGATCGACATGTTGTCCTTGCACCTTTAACGGGGCATCCCAATCCAGCATCTTGGCGATGTCGGAATCTGGAATGTCAGTTTTGTAAAAACTGCTTTCACCTTTCTTGATATTTATTTTGGTGCCGATGTGTCTCGCTAATTTTTTTCTGACTTCGTTAAAGAACGGTAAATACTCTGGCGCTTCCTCTTTTGCGTAATCGATCCTGTCGTACAACATGTCCTTAAAGGTGTTTATCAATCCTTTTTCACCACCCATCTGATGGGCTTGTTTCAGATCCCATTCACGTATCAGCGCATCTTCTTGCAAAATGGCTAGTGCGTGTTCGGCCGGATCGTTTGATCTCGGGCCGTAATCGACGGGAGTTCCACGTCGATAAATTTGGACACCACCTAGACGCAAATCAACGAGTTCGTCAGTCGGCTTTAATAATTGCGCGTACATCCCGGCGACTTCCGGCTCTTCAGAAAAATAGATGCCGTGACCGTAAACCTGTGCGCCTTCGCCCGTACCGACCTTTGACAGATCTGGTCTGCCTAATGGGTAACTTGGCTCTGGTGCCCACTGGTGCGGTGTGCCGTGGTAGCCGAATGCGCCGAGCGTGCCGGGCGTAGGAGCGGATTTCCATGCGTGTCGCGCCCAAATACCCGCAGGTATTGCCGCAGCACCTAATAATCCTGCCTTAACAGCCGCAGACCCCGGCCAGAGATCAGCGGGAGTTAATTGGAATCCGACAGATGGATCTTCGGTGGCCCTTCCAAAAAATAGGCTATAGGGTTCAACGCCTACGACATCGGCTTCAACCCTGCGTTGGTACTCCTCTTGTCTCCGTTTTTCTTCTTCTAAATTCTGCTGTCGTAACTGAGCCGCACCGGATTTGGTTTGGATGTAATCAGCAAGTGTGTCGAGTAGACCATCGGGGCGGTATAGAGGCGGCTTCAGTGGTGCCGGATTTAGAAGGCTCATACGATCCCATAATTTTGGTACTTCACATCGTTCGTCCAGGTTGGGTCGTCTTCGGCGACCGCGAAGCGGGTGCTCATAACGCCGTAACGACAAGAGGCCATGAGGTCGTCATGCAGTGGAACAACGCGATTGTCTTTTCTGTGATACATCCGGAATTCCTCCCACCAATCAGTCAAAGTCGAAAACACTTTGAAGCGACCGGTTTCCATCATGGTCAGCATGTGCATGATTCCGGTTTCAATACTGTTGCCGCCCTTCTTCTCGCCAAGTGCCGGTGGATTAGTGAAATGCTCCAACAGCATGTTCAATCCGTGGGAGCGGTATTGATCCGCGAGCCCAGGGTTACCCATTGAGTCCCTTCGGTTGCCGTCGTGCGGCCATGCGATGGGGTAATTGCCTCGCGTTTTGATCGCGATGCTGTGAACGTGCGGCGGCGCTTTACTTTGTCGATACGTGTCATAGACCACAATGTCTTCTTCATCAGTGCCGATGGTTTCCGGATTAACTGCGATGCACGTCAACGCAGTCGGGTGGTCATAACCGAAATCGATTCCCAAAATACGCGGCCAGTCCGATGGTATTGGGTAGGGATCGACCATTAGTTTTTCTTCCGGTATCGGGAACACGAGCCCCGAACCGATACTGGGCCGCCCGTTCTTGCGCATCTCGCGTTCGTGCGGGCTGTAAGTCGCCAAAATCTGAGTCATGGCGGCTTCGGTCAGATGACCGGGATTTGCGTTGATGACGGTTCTGATGTTCTCGTCGGCGTCGTTCCATCCTGCATTTGTCAGGGATTGCCCTGGCATCAGGTTGTTCAGGAACTGCGCGGTGATGCGATCAAACCCGGCCTCTGGCGTATAAGTCATACAGACCATGCCTTCGCGATCGAGTGTTCTCGTAACGGCTTGCGAATAGATTGCAGATGGCGGTAATTCGTCGAGCCAAACGAAATCAACTGATCTTCCGTACCATTTTTCTGGGCCCATTTCGTAGGCTTTGAAATAGAGGTACGAGGTGCCGCCCGTAATGTGTTTGACCTGCACAACCGACGTTGCGTTCGGTACGCCAGGCTTTCGCTCGGCTTTTATTATGTTGGCGCGGGGGATCGCGCCAGTGCCGGATGCTTGTGGGTCACCCGGCGTACCGAGTAGTTCGGCTTGTAAGATGTCGCGGACGGTTTCGTTAGATACGCCGCCACACCACGCTGTAATCGGTTTCTTGTAACGTCTGCCCTGCCACCACTCTGGGTATAGGCCCGTTAGGTGCATCGCCGTTTCGCAAGCACCCGAGAATGATTTTCCTATCCGGTTGCCCGCCATCAGCAATCGTTG